TGCTGAATTTCCAAACCAGAATCACATCAACCGGATGATCGGATGATTTTGCAAGCCCGATCATTTTTTGAAATTCCGGCCGTTTATCGGCTTTTCTTCCTGATATCCCAATCTCAAAGAAAACTTTCAAAATGATAATATTGTTTTTGACAGCATATTCCCGTAGTAGTTTCTCTTGCGAATCCGGAGAAAGCTCTTCCTGCTTATCAGTGGATACACGGACGTAACCATAGGCATATCTTGCGCTCATTTTAGATCATCTCCTCATTTAATTTATGTAAAAATAGGTACAAAAATAACAGCCAGCACATGAACAAATGTTCTGGATTGTGTAGCTGTTCCGAAGATGATACAATATTCATGAGTTAATTTAAGTGCATATCTTCGGATATGTATTACCGTCTCAGTGTTGGTAGCACTGGGGCGGTATTTTATTGCAGTTTTTGTAATAAATAAAAATTTCTAATAACGTAAAAGACCCCGTATTTCTACGAGGCCTTTTAATAATGAATGCTGCTCGCCAGTTGACTGGGAGCGTTGTCTTCTATACTGCCGGTTAACGGCGTTGTTTTACTCATTCATTATATACCTCAGTATATGGAAAAGTCAACAAAAATATTCTCAAATGCTATTAGTAAAATTTCGCATAATCTCTTTATCTAATAAATCCAGTTTTTCGCTAGAAAGCTTTACCTTGCTTAAAGTATCTAGATTTGTTTTTGGATTATAAATTCTGATTTTACTGATAGTTCGAATTTGTCCAACTAATGCGATACTACCCCGCTTCATGTTTGAAATCTCTGCTTTAAGCCGCTTCCATAGATCTATATCCGATTCCAACTTAGACAACTCTTTGTTCAAAAGATCGAACTCTTCGGCTGACATAGAACCGGGAAACTTTTTGATTTGATCCTTTACGTATTTCAAGCGCATATGAGCAGCGGCATCGACGGAATCGATTTTGGAACTCAAACTCCTAAATAATTCGTTTCCCAAATAGACGCTACCGGGATGTAATTTATTTAGATCGGTTGTTTTCTTAACGGAAGTAAGCGGAACGATGGTTATAATTGGAGAGTTTTTCGAATTATTTTTGTCCATGACAACACAATAATGAAGCCCTCCTTCTTCGCTACCAACGTTAAAACCTAAGTGAGCCTTGATAATCTCACCGCGCTTATATCTTCTTAAACTGCTCGGAGAAAATGTACTTTCGAAATCTAAAAAAGAAGCCCAGTCTTTTAGCCAGAAGCTTAATTTGTCTGACTTACTTAAAAGCTTAGGATCTCCACTTTCGATTAAAGAATCAATGTATGCGGAAAGTTTCGATATAGCTTTTTCCTTATGGATTATTAATTCTTCTTTAGAAATATCACGCCCCATGCATATCACCTCTTTTCTTTTGTGATTATATAAACGCCGAAGCGGTTATATCTTAAAGAACATATTCTCCTAAGATTCTTCCAATTTCAACAATATCGCTGGCTCCAGCGAATTCAAATTTTACAATACCGATACCGCTAAAGCATAATTGAAGTTCACTGTCCAGATCGAATGTTCCAGATGTTTCGATTGAAAATAACTGCACCTTGGAATAAGGCAAAGAAGTAAAATCTTTCTTCCTTCCAGTAACACCCTGTACGTTAACAGCAATAACTCTTTTGTTTGTAAAAATAACAAAATCTCTCATAGCTTGATATTGACCAATAAATTCTTCTCCTGGAATCATGAGAGGGCCAATTAAATCAGCGCTTGGAAAACCGTGTACTTTTTTCATTTTTACATAACTTCCGTTTTTAAAATCAATCATTGTTTCTCCTTTCTTGTCTCAAGATCCGATTCACACTTTCCAAATGTATTATGAATTACTGCCCTCAGAGGGGCAGGAGAGTTTAATGACATCTTTTACAAGGCTCGTATCCCATACTTTGTGCTTCACTCAAAGAGAGTTGGCGAGCGTTATTAGGATTCATATTGCCACAATCAGGAACACTATGGTATTTACTTCCAGTAGCAGATAACCATACAGAAGCTTCTTGAGGCTGTTGGGTCTGTTGAGCAGCCGCTTGCTGTTCTGCAGCTATTCTGGCAGCTTCAGCCTCTTGTTGTGCTTGAAGTTCAGCTTGTCTTTGAGTTTCTTGCTGTGCCTGAAGTTCAGCCTGTTTTCGTGCTTCTTCTTGCGCTTGTTGTGCGGCCAATGCTGCGGCTTCTTCATCCATTTTTGCAAAAGATGCATCGATTTGTTCCAAAGTAGAAACAGTTGTATTACTTTCCGCTGTATCGGTTTGGCAATAAACATTTTTGATGCTTTGATAAAGACTACGTCCGAGATTAGAACGAGTGTCAGCATCATCATATTTGTAATCAAGAAGATACCCGTACCAAAGGTATTTTTGCATACACGACTCGTCCGTATAATATTGATGTGCTGCTGATCTTATATCGTTAATAATTAAAGTCGCTTGCTCATCTGATAAAGCAGAAGCATTTTCTTTCGCAGTGAGAGAAATTTGTTTAATCATTCCAGATGTTCCAATATCAGCAGTAAATACTGGCGTTTGCAACAAATCTCCTGCAAGAGAAACGGCCTTTATAGTCTTCTTATCGGAAGTAGATTTTTTGGCTGTTGCCGACTTTTGACTTGTATCAGACTCATTATTGGTAATAGTTTGTTCCTGTTTAGCTTCAGTACTACTGTTTTTATCTGAATTACTTTCCGATGAAGGTGGTATTGACATAAAAAGTAGTAGGGAAGTTATAAATATAATTGAACAGATGGCGACATTTCTCTTCCTAAATTTAGAATATTTTTTACTTTTTAGAAAATAGATTGTAGCAGGAATGGCAAGAATCCAGAAAGCAGGATATAAAGCTATAGCAAACGTCATTGCAATCAATCCTAAAACCAAAATAAGTATCCATCCAAGACATCCTATGTTCTTTATATTAAAACCACGTGTGTTGGAGCGATTCTCGTCTTGCATGGAACCGGATCCTGAATTAGATGTTTCAGTATAGTATAATCCACTTCCAGGGATACCAATACTTTTAGTTGTTTTACCTTTTGAATTAACAGTGTAATGAACTCCTTTCCCTCCAAATGTAATACTTTGACTCTTTTTTCCGAAGTTTAATTTTACTCCTGGAGCAATTTTGAAACTTTTTCTAAATCTAAGCCCCATTTAGTTTTCCTCTCTTCCTCTGTACCTTTACACCACTTTACTCTATATAAACGCCGAAGCGGTTATATCATTGAAAATCTTTCATCCTCAATTCAATCATCTTCTTATGATATCCAAACAATCTGGAAAATTGATCCGTAGTAAAATCAAGATGGTCTTCGATATCAGAATCTTGAATAAGTAGATTTAAAGCGAAACGATCAGCTTCCGTTTCAAATTTACTTGTCACAAAATTTGTTCTCGTATCCATGAATATAGCATTGCTATCTTTATGTAAGAACAAATGGCCAAGTTCATGAGCGATTACAAATAATAGTTCATTCTCTGGCAATCGTTCATCCACGTATATGATGTGGTTCCTCTGAAAATAGTGGTAGAACCCACGAACTCCGTCTAATGTATGGAAAACAAGTATTGCATCCATTGCCTTTACAATTTCAAGAGGATTTCTTGTGCCGTATTTTTGAACGATTTCATTCACACGTTCCTTAATATCCATAAGTATCAATCCTTTTTATAC